ATTGATGATAAGCCAAGTAACATTGATGAATGGGGTGCTGCTGGAGGTATTCCAATTCTCCATCTCGGCAATTTTAGCTTGACCAACCAGTTAATTTTGTTCTCAATGGGCAAAATTGCAGAATCTGAGCTCAAGTTGGACTTTTAAAACCCCCGAATTTGCGGGTTTTAAACTGCCTGTTGACTTCAAACGATTTGAGGTATATAATAGAGGTGTTAGTTAGTTGAAACCCTCTTTTTAAAGGAAATGAAAAATGTCTCACTTAGTTGAAGTTATAAACGGTAAAGCAAGCATGGCCTACTCTGGTGAAACTCCTTGGCACGGTCTCGGTAAGGCAGTTCCTGCTGATCTCTCTCCTGCTCAGATGTTGGAAGCTGCAGACCTTGACTGGACTGTGGAAAAGATCCCTACTTTTGCCAAGATTGATGGCAAGCAAATCTACACTGGCAAAGATGCGCTAGTTCGTAGCTCAGACAACTCAATTCTTGATGTTGTATCTAAAGACTGGAATCCGTTGCAGAATCATGATGCTTTTGAGTTCTTTAACGATTTCGTAGTATCTGGTGACATGGCAATGCATACTGCTGGATCTCTTCGCGATGGTCAGATTGTATGGGCTCTTGCTAAGGTGAAAGAATCGTTTGAGTTGTTTGGTGGTGATGTTGTTGATAGCTATTTGCTGTTTACTCTTCCACACAAGTTTGGTCAATCGATCGATGTACGCTTTACACCTATTCGTGTGGTATGCAACAACACATTGACACTTTCGTTGTCTGTTAAGGCTAACAACGGTGTTAAAGTATCACACCGTACTACTTTCAACGGCGACTCTGTCAAAGAGACTTTAGGTATTGCATCTGATAAACTAGCCAAGTATAAAGAGATGGCTAAGTTTTTGGGTTCCAAGAAGTTCAAGGAAGAGTCAGTTAAGGACTACTTTAACCGTATCTTTCCTGTTAATGCCTACGGTCGTTCTAAGAATGAAGATACGAAAGTTAAGAAAGAGATGTCACAATCTGCAACTCTGGCTATGATGGCTCTTGAAACACAACCAGGAGCCAAGTATGCTGAGGGTTCATGGTGGTCTGCATTCAATGCTGTGACTTACTTAACTGACCATCACCTTGGTCGTACTCAAGAAGGTCGTTTGGCTTCTGCTTGGTACGGTCCGAACAAAGCGTTGAAAGTGAAAGCCCTTGAAACTGCAGTCGAAATGGCTGAGGTGGCTTGATCAACCGGGGCGGCGAAAGCCGCTCCCTTCTTTTAAGGATATATTATGATTACAGATTGGTTGCCTGCTGGTAAGTATTGGGTTGGTGATTTGTGCTATGTGATGCATGAAGAATGGGACGAGGTGTGCGGCCTCTTCTTCAAAGACCGTGACGATCACGGATGCAACGAAGGCCTATTTGAATTGAAGGACGGACGTAAGTTCGTATCATTCAATACTAAGTGGGGTGATGGTAGCTACCACGACGAAGCTGAAAACGAATACGGCGTAGATGCTGGTTTAATTGGATGTATCTTGGTATCGGATATTAATATACTCGATCTGAACACACTTGATGGTGGACATATTCACGAGTTCGATACTCCGTTTGTTTGCTCAGGTGGTCGTAGTGACCAGGGTCGTGATTGGGACGGTATAATTAAAATTGGTCATATTGAGATTGCAACAGACTAAATATTAGTTATTGCTGTATGAAGCAAAGAGAAAAGTGTTCTGGACCCGGCTTCGATGCCGGCAGGTCCACCAAAAGTATATTGGTGTTAGTATACTTCTGATGGGCCTGAATTGGTTTCGACAGGGCAACAAGTAAACAAGTGGACAGCACGGTAGGCGATGACCGTTAATCAAGCAAAAAACGTAAACGCAAACGACGAACAGTTCGCATTAGCAGCCTAAACACTGCTTAGGGTTTCGGTAGGTTTCCTCGTAACAGAATAACCTACCATGAATAATTACCAGCACGAAGATCAATGATAATCGCTAGTTGAACCAGACCAGTTGTGTAATATATAATACAGTTGCACTTTTGCAACGGCTTTCGAGGAAATAATATGAAACAATGGTCTACTCCAGCAGCACAAGATATGCGTTTTGGTTTTGAAATTACCATGTATATTGCTAATAGATAATTAACTACTAGGGTTTTGGCTGGTTTCCCGTATAGCGAATAACCAGCCAACTACTTCTTGGAATATACAATGGAAACTAAAAAAAGAACAATAGTGCGAATGATCACATATCGTTTAACTGCATGGCTTTTCACTATTTTTTGGACATACTTGTTTACTGGCAATATGACAAGCGCCGCTGGGTTTGCAACAGCGCTCCATATTTTGCTAAGCATAGATTATTACATCCATGAAAGAATTTGGTTGAATATTGAATGGGGTAGAGTAAACGATTATGAAGTACGCTAAAAAGATACAATTACCTGTTGATTTCGATAGCATTCAGATCACCAGAAAAATTCAAACACTAACTACAAGTAACGAAAATCTTGCTAAGTTTGATGTTTTTTATATTAAGCAAAGTGACGTCAGCTTAATTAAATCAGCTTTACCAGTTCAAGCCCAGAAAAATCTCTTATCTGTTCTGGCTACAAAATACTCTCTTTTATCCCCACATATACACCTAAAAGAGAAATCTGTAATTAATTTCTATAAAAAAGTTAACGGAGAAGTTACTACTTTTTATGAGGGCAATATAGTCCGCGATTATAGTATAAACAACGATAGTGGTAATCTTCATGTTATCAAGCTGGATGGAATTGTTCCTTGCGAGCAACTGTGTGCAGAGCAAGGTGATTTGTGGATAATGGATACCACGCAGCCACACTCTGTAACAATAAAAGGGGACTCAAGGTCTGGTATTGATAAATATTTTGCTTCTGATCACCAGGAAAGATTGCTAATTCAGATGTATTTTGATGTTCCCTATGCGCAATTATTACAATGGTTTGAGAATGAAGTATGCTAGACAGATAAATCTACCGATAGATATTGGTAAAATCAGGGTATCTAATAAATCACTTGGAAGTTATCTCGTTAGTCCTATATGGAGTGAGCCTGCCTCTACTCACCTGTATATTCGAAAAAAAGACAAAGACCTACTAGCTCATTCTCTTCCGGAAAAATTAAAAGACTATTTGTTTCATATCGATGCAAATAAATTCACATTACTTGCTCCACATATCCATCTTAACGAGCAAACTGTCATAAACATATACCTCAACGTAGGTGGTGAAATTACCACTTTCTATGAAGGATTAGTTACTGTAGATCACACATCAACTACAGATAATGGAGCTGGTTATAATTTAATTAACGTTGATCGAATGTATCCAGTAGAAAGTTTCTGTGCTGCTGCTGGTGAAATGTGGATGCTTGATACTGCCACTACACATGATGTATCCATCAAAAATGATACACGAGTTGGATTATCAAAATATGTACCAGTTGACAACAACCATAGACTTGCCGTACAATTATGTTTCAATGCGCCTTATGCTGAACTTTCACAGTTTATATAAATAAGATACACAATCGGTTTTTGGTCCGACTAAAACTAAAATCACACATACACACAAGGAGATAGTTATGAGTAATATGACCCCGTTCGAGATCAGGCTCGAACTTCTTAAAATGGCAAAGGACATGCTAACCGATTCTTACTTCTCAGAAAAGAGTCGACTCAGTGAGGACTGGCATGTAAAGGTTGATTCAGCTAAGCTGAACGGACAATCTATTCCAGAACATCCAGCCTATCCGCCATATCCCACAGAACACGATATCATAAGCAAAGCACAGACTTTGAACGGATTCGTTTCTAACCTCCCTTCGGAGACCAAGCACACATCTCACACTTCTGCCAAGAAGTAATCTGATCGTGCAGAGGGCATGCTGCCTTCTACAAATAAGGAGAACCAATGGTACGCGCTGCTAACGTAGTGATAAAGGTTTTATTACTTTCTGTCACGCTAATATTAATTTCTAAATTCACAACAAGTAAGATTGAGCAATACAGGCAAGATCGTAATTTCAATAGTCCAATATCAATGGCTGAGAGGGAGCGGCAACTAACTTGTCTTGCAAAGAATATTTACTTTGAGGCAGCATCAGAGCCTTTTGAAGGTAAGGTTGCTGTTGCACAGGTTACAATAAATAGATCCGAGTCAGGTAAGTATCCATCTGATATTTGTAATGTTGTCTACCAGAAGAATGTAGTGTATGGTAAGGTGATATGTCAGTTCTCTTGGTATTGTGAAAGCGGACCAACAGTAAGACATAACGGTGCATATAAGGAATCAATGGAAGTGGCAAAGAAGGTGTTGCTGGAAGACTTTAGATTGTCCTCACTCAAGAACGCATACTTTTACCATGCGGATTATGTTAATCCAAATTGGAAGCTTCCTAGAATCACTCAAATCGGTCGTCACATCTTTTACGGGCAGAAGGTATAATGGATAAAATTAATCAATTCAAGCAAACACTGATTCAATTCTTTGATGGGTTTTCGAAGGGATCAGCTGATACTTTTGCATGGTTAAGCGTTATTTGTATGATTGCTTCAACCGTTCCCGGGTTCTTTGCCGTAATGGCGCATGTAACCGACCGTATGCCGCCTTTAGATATCACTTTAATGATATGGGCAGGGTTATTGTTATACTTCGTCAGATCCGCTATAATCAAGGATATGCTGATGTTGGTAACCATCGGTATCGGGTTTGCAATACAAGCTATTATGCTTGGTCTTATTTTCTTCGTATAATATGATACAGGACCTAAGTTTTGTAAGTATTGTAGAGTTCACAAAAGAGATCGAGAAGCTAGTACTAACCAGAAAGATGGAATACATTGATGCTGTGATTTACTTTTGTGAGCAAAAAGGACTTGATGTAGAATCTGCTGCATCATTAATCAGAAATAATTCAAAGCTGAAAGCATCCATTCAGCTAGAGGCTGAGAAGCTTAACTATCTTCCAAAGACAACACAACTACCTCTATGACAGATTACGAAGCGTACAAGACATATTGCGCTCTCAAACGACATTTCCAATCAACAACATACGATTATTTTAAATACAACGGTAAAGTAAGAGCATCCTATGCAACTTTTGAAAAGAGGTCAGATAAGTACTTCTTTGCGAAACTTGCTAAGCACAAAGATGTGGTAGGATTCTTGGTTGCTAACTTTGTATGTGGTGATCGATGGGTTGGAGATTTAGTTAATGAGCAGACCGCAGAAAAAGCATACAGGGATTGGCTAATGAGAAAGCAGTCAATGTCTTATGTCTTTAAGAATGATTTAGAAAAGATAGATAACTTAATTGATAGTCTGAAGGTAGTGGATAACCAACATCCAGTCCTTTTCAAAAAGTATCTTTCCAAAGAGATAAGTGCAGAGACATTGATTATAATCAATAAGATACAACGGTTCTTTGGGTACTGGACAAAGAATTTGAAGAACTGTATTGTATGGCAAGAGGAGAAAAATAAGTTACAAAAACTTACTCCTTTTGTCGATTACGATGATAAATATAAGGGTATACTGATCGAACACTTTAAGCGTTGACTTAGCTTATCGGTTGGCATATAATTATATTATGCAGAAGGTGGATAATTTAATATACATTTACATACGTTTTATACAAGGAGCACATTATGACATCATTTTCATCTCTCAAAAAGTCTTCAAAGACTAGTCTCGAGAAAATCACCCAGCAAGTAAACAAACTCGCAGCACCTGAAGGTGGCGGCCGCGAGAATGATAATCGCTTTTGGCAACCAGAAGTAGATAAGTCCGGTAACGGCTTTGCTGTTATCAGGTTCCTACCAGCACCAGACGGCGAAGATGTTCCGTTCGTTCGTATCTTCGAACACGGCTTTCAAGGTCCTGCTGGTAAATGGTACATTGAAAAGTCGCTTACTACTTTAGGTAGGCAAGATCCTGTTTCTGAATACAATAGCCAACTATGGGCTACTGGACTGGAAGCAAACAAGGAGCAGGTACGCAAGCAAAAGCGTAAACTGAACTTCATTAGTAACATCATGGTTATTAGTGATAAGGCACATCCAGAGAACGAAGGTAAAGTCTTTCTGTTTAAGTACGGTAAGAAGATCTTTGATAAGCTGAATGCTGCAATGAACCCGGAATTCGAGGATGAGGAACCTGTCAATCCGTTTGATCTTTGGGCTGGTGCAAACTTCAAGCTAAAGATTCGTAAGGTAGAAGGGTACCGTAACTATGATAAGTCTGAGTTTGATAAGCCAGAGCCACTTGGTTCAGATGATGAAGCGTTGGAGAAGATTTGGAAGTCAGAGCATTCACTGACTGAATTCCTTAAAGAAGAGCACTTCAAGCCTTATGATGAGTTGAAGACAAAGCTGTACCGTGTCTTAGCATTAGACGGAAGTACAGCTAGTATTCAGAACGCGTCATTCACTAATTTAGATGATGAAGTTGAAGCACCTAAACCTCAGAAGACAGCAAAAGCAGCTTCGTCAACAAAGGAATCAGCACCGTGGGATTCTGATGGGGATGAGGATCTGGATCAGTTCAAAGCACTATTGAACGATTAAAAAGGAAAGGGCCAACAGGCCCTTTTTTTATACCGATAATCTTCCACCTGCAAGAGAATTAAACGCAGTATTGTAGTCGTGGTTAGATTTCACCTGGGCTACATTTATACCTCCACCGCCGCCGCCTGTGCTGTTGTTAATATTTAACATAGTTGTGGAATTGTCTGATACAGAGCTGACTTGTTTACCGTTCTGAGCTTTGTATATTTCTTGGAACTTACTATCGAGCTCATCAGTTAATGATTCAAAGTTATTAAATACTTCTTTGAAGTCTATATTACCTGGTGTAGATAATATTTTACTTAAAATACCAACTCCTTTTTTACCAGCATCTACCGCTTCTACAGTTGAGTCTTTTATTACTTTGGCAACATCGGTGCCATTGACAATAGCTGGTGTTGTATCGCCTAGGGGACTAGCTAAGTCTGCAAGTTTCTTTTTAAAAATAGCTATGTTGGCTGCTTGTTGAGTTGCCTTTTGTTGATCGCTCAAATTTGCTGAGGTTGATGTATACTTCGAAGGGTCATCTATCAAAGCAGCTAGTTCTTTTTTATATTCAGGATTCTTACCAAAAGCTTCCCATATACCTGAAATTTTATTTACAAATTGATCCTTGGTAATTTTTCCAGACATATAGTCTGTCATATCTTTGTTTATTCTCCACTTGAAGAATGCATCTTGTACTTCTTCATTGAATAATTGGTCTTTAAGACCTGCATTAGCAGGATCGTTATAAAAATCAGCTAATGTTGTTTGGGTAGCCTGATATGCTCCAACAGCACCAGTCCCTCTTCCTCCAGCAACATTATCTTTTTTTGTCGCTGCTACTAATTGTTTTTGATATTCTTGGACTTCTGCACCAGTCATTTGTGTAAGTGGGATCCCAGGACGGCCATACTTGCCATTACCATACACCACATCATATGACGAAGATTCTCCCCCAATTGGTTTTGATTCCTTACTTTTAACTAGTCCCTGTAAACTATTTGTAAGTTTATCCGGATCTACTTTTTCAAAATCAGGATCTCCATACATCAAGTCATAATAATTATCTATAGTGTCTTTTCCTATCTTACCATTTTTTTCCATAAAATAGACAAAATTAGCAGTTTTCATTAATGGTAAGTGGTTTTCAATGTACTCGCGTTTTTGGTCTTTAGTAAGGCTACCCCAAATTGCCGCAATGCGATCTCTGACAAATCCAGGAGTATCTGCTTTCATCTCCTCAAGTCTTTGATTGTTAAGATCCTCCATAAGTTGTTGGTACTTCTCGTATCTTTGAACAACATTAACATCTTCTCTGCTTGGAGCATTATATTCATCAGAAGCATCGACTCTTTTCTTAGCTTGATCATAATTTTTTACATCATCAGCTTTCATTATCGAACTAGCAGCTTCCGGTTGGATTCCTGCAATATCCATATCAAGAGTGTCGATTCTATGAGCTTTAAGCGCTTCTTTAATATCTTCTTTTTTAAATCCTTCTGAACTAAGCATATCAACAATATCATATGCAGCCCATCCAAGACTTAGCAATATACCAACTGGCCCAAATAACACCCCAGCAGCTCTTGCACCAACTCTTTTTGCAACCGCCCACGCCGTTCTAGCACCTGCTTGTTCTAGAGCAGCTGCACGTGCAGCTGCTGCTTGTGCAGCACCATTACCATATGGTTTGACAGCTTGACCTTGCGGACCTGTTCTTGGGACGGTGTTGGGGTTTTGGCCAGGACCACCGACGATGACCGGGCCAGATCTACCACCTCCTAGATGATTACTAAGAGAGTTGTTAATCATACTCATTAACATACTATTACGAAGCATAGCCATTAACAGGCTAGCAGCAGTAGGAAGAAGGAGCGCGCTAAGAGCGCTTACTCCAATTGCTTTTAAGCTGTTCTTTATTAGCTCAGCAGGGTCCTTACTGACAAAATTAATTATATTATCAAAGAAAGGTTTAATGACGTCAAAACCAGCAGTCAATACATCAACAAACTGACCTGCTTTTTTAGATAATGCCGAAAGTAATGGTGAACTTATATTAAGTGATTCAAGTTGACCTTTGATACCATTGATCATTTTTCCAAGGTACTCTGGTACGTTGCCAAAAATACTCTGAAACAAATTTGCAGCAGATTTAGTTAATTTGTCTTTGGAATCTTCAGTAAGATTATCCCAAAATAATACCTTTGCCAATACTCCAGCAATTGCTATCGGCAATACTCGAGTCAGTCCCCCAGCAATAGATCCTGCTATATCTGATACACCTCCAGCTGCTGCAGATACTCCCTTACCAGCTATTCCACCAATTGATACTGCAAGTCCTTTAAAACCAGAAAGAATAGATCTAGACATATTCTCCATGCTAGCTATCATTTTTTCATTGGATCTAAGTAACATCTTCTGAGAAGAATTCATAGACGAGTAAAACGCCTTATCGGCGCCTTGCTGTCTAAGTTGCTGAGTGCGTAGAGCCCTCATTTCTCTCAACTGCTCAATATAGCCTTGGTTTGGTTTATCAGCCATTCTTCATAGCACTCTCTTGGTTATTAATGTGTTTTTTTAACAGTTCTAAAAATACGTCCCTTTCAAAAGGAATCATATCTTCAACCTCTGATATTGAATAGTGGTGGTGCTGAGCCATTATGAAAACTACATTATAGTAATTTTCTAAATTATTATGGCTCAGCCCAAGGTAAAAAAATCTTCAATTGATTTTAGCTCAACTATTCTTTCAGTTCCTTTTTTGTTAGTATATTCAATTTTGTGGTATAGCTTCGGCATTGTATCAAAGAACGATTCAAATAATTTAAGGACATTAGAAGGCAACGTTTCAATAAATTGATCTACTTCTTCTGGTTTACTATCCTTAAAATTAACAATATTATCACCGTCATAGTATTGGTCCATACATCCACGTATCATGAAGAATAGGATGTCAGTAACATCTTCTCTTATAACAACATCAGACATTAGCTTAGCGCTTGGATACTTCATTAAAATACCAGATGTTTCTGATAACTTAATTACATTAGTATGATTCTCATCTTCAGACACATTAACTTCATCTATACTAATTTTAAAAGTATATAATTCCTCATCTTCAGGATCACGATAGGTTATTTCAATATCCTCACCAACAGACTTTGCTCTCAATTTCAAAAACAATACTTCTAAGTCAAATGATGAAAGTTCTTCTGCATTTAAAACACTATCAACATCACAATTTGTAATAACTTGACTAATCACATTAATTATGTCTTGCTGCTCCCCACTTTGCTTAGCCATCAGCATTAGCTTTTCTTCCTTGACCAAGAATGGTCTAAATCTAACTAATTTCTTTGTTGATGGAACAAGTATTTCAAAAGTTGGGTGCATTAATTTTGGTAAAGCCATTATATCTCCTAATTATAAAAAAATCATGACACGTTGTGATTAGTCATTTTAAAAGTTCTGAATGTAAACCCTACGGTGAATTCAGAAATAGAGTCGGTACTACTGGATGATAGAGATATATCACTCATGCTTGTTGGATATATCTTTATGAATTTATGCGATCTTGCTTTGACAAGGTTATGTTGAGGGCCTGCTGCACTTCCAAGCAAAGAACCTAAAAACGGTATTCCCGCAGCAGCAGATGCAACAGATGCAACAGTTTGAAGAATACCCGAACCACCTGTCTTACCAGGCTCTCCGCTGTATGTTATAATTTCCATACTTGTTTCGTAAGTTTTTTTATACTTGAACTCGTACGTGTACTCTTCACCAGGTCTTTTATCCGATGCCAAATCTCCCCACTGTGGGTTTATTCTGTTAATCCACTCAGAAAAGAACAAATGAAGTCTTCCATGTGAATCACTTAAAAAGGTAAGAGATATATCATTCATTGATGCTGCAACAGGCATTCTTACATTTGGTCCAATACCATATCGTCTGTTATCGACAATGCTCAAATTAGTTCCTGGTAGGTTTGCCCCTTTGCAGAAAAGAGTAATTAATTTACCGTTCTCAATATACTGAGACATATCAACAAGTCCGTTGTATTCGCGGACAACATCAGGAAGAGAAAACTCAACCGCAAAAAGATTTGGACGCTCAAGGTCGTACTTGTTTACAGCGGCTTTAAATTCTTTTATGTTTAACATTACTTCTTCTTATAGACAAAGTCGTCTAGAGGCAGCAAGATTGCCTTGGACCACTCGTCGGGTTTAATGTAGAAAAATCTGGATCTAACATGGCTATTTAGGTACTTTTTAACACATTCTTTGAACGATACAGTTCTTGCCGCAGCGCTTAGTAACCGGTAGTTCATATTTAAACGCATTTTGTCTGTGAAAGTTTTATTACTAGCTAATACCATTAGGTTATCTAACAACGCTGCTCGTTGTCCGTATGGTAAGTAATGAAAATTGATTCCCATAAATCCACCACTGACGTTTTGAAAAGGAAATATCAGAGGAAATCTATCATACAGAGGAAGTGTTTCTTTATATTTTGGATCGTAGTGGAACAAAAACATCTTTCCAACTGATAGAGCTTTTGTTAGTCTATCATCTCCACTGTTGATTACGCTTATTGTACTTTTAGAGGATAGATCTTGGTAGGTGGTATCAAACCATGTCTGGGCATCGGCGACTTTGCCCTTAGATATTGCTTGGTTGAGCATTTGCTGATATGTCTGAGCCATTGTTATTTTTTGTTAGAAAACAAATCATCCTCGGTTAATATTTGAAATTTCCATTTCCGTTCTTCGCAAAACTTAGTTGCATATTCCCACTTTGAACTATTTATCCCCCAGGTTTTAACTTCGTTAACATATGATTTAGTTACTTTGGTTCTTACCTTAGGTGCTTTGGTCTGTGCTTTAGGTTTAATTTCAACTACAACAGTCTCTATAATTCCTTCCCTATTCTTCTTCTTTACCCAAAAGTCCGGAAAGTATCGATGTACTCTGTTGTCAATGGGTGATAAATATGGAATCGAGAACTCTTCACTTGCCCACTGAATGACATCCGGGTGTGCATCCAGATAGCTCATAAATCTGCACTCCCAAAGAGAGCGATAAATAATATTAGTAGGATCTCCTTTATACTTGGAAGGATTCCTTGGTTTAAAAATTCCGTTATAACTCATAGGATACAAATGGTTGATTCAATTGCATTTAAGCCTAGCTCCGGACTTGGCGGCCGGTTTGCTTCTGGACGATCAGATGTAGTGAACCCAAATACTGTCCAACAGGCACCTCCTGGTGGGGATCAAAGCCGTACTACACAGACGCTAGCTCAGACAAAAATAGAGGGTAATAGGGAAAGTGATAATTCACCCATCATCTTTCCTGAAGATCTTGGCAGTGATTATTATATATCGTTTAATGCATTTGTTCATTCGACAGAAAGACCAAAAGATTCAATACGTGAATTCACCTTTCAAAAATCTATATTCCTACCACTTCCAACTAATTTAACAGATAGTTATTCAGCTGGATATAGCTCAGAAGACTTGTTTTATGCTGGTAATGTTTTAAAAGAATTAGGGCAGTCTGCTTTTGAAGGCGGAATTGTTGAAGGGGTGAAAAAAATGCTCGATGCAAATGCTATTGCTGGTGCTGCTGCTAGAGGTATGCAATATCTTGCAGATCAAGGTAAAGAAGGAGCTGCTCGAGCACTCACTAATTTAGGAATGCAGGCTCTTAGAGGTACAGGTGGTGCGGTTCCTTCTGCTATTAAATCTAGTCTACAGTTAACAGCTAATCCGTTTCCTGTAATGATATTTCAAGGAACATCACTTAAGCCTCCTGTCACATTCGATTGGATACTATATCCTGAATCGCAGTCAGAAACCAACATAATCAAAAAAATAATTGGTTTTTTTAGAAGAGAGATGCTTCCCGAATCAATGCCTGGTAATAAAGCTATTCTTAAAACTCCCTCTGTGTTTGAAATACAGCTGCTTCCGGAAGAAAGTATGAGAAAGTTTAAACGATGTGTGTTAACAAATATGGGAGTCAATTATGCACCCCATGGTCCTTCTTTTGTTCGAGAAAATCAATTTTTTGATAGGAATCCAGTGGCGGTTTCATTATCGCTAACATTTCAAGAAATTGAACTATGGCTTGCTGATGACTATGAACCATCTGAAACCAATTTCTTCTCACCTAAGTAAAAAATGGATAGATTTTTTAAACACTTCCCACTTGTACAATACGGCAACTCGGTTGCGAATACCGTATCAGTAAACATATTTGCCAAAGTAGCATTCCAGAAAAAAATACAGGAAAATTACGAAGTATTCCACCCTTACACAATTCGTGAAGGGGATAGAGCAGATACGATAGCTCACCTGTATTACGGTGATCCTGGCTATGACTGGCTTGTGTACTACTGTAACAATATCGTAGATCCATACTATGATTGGTATATGGATCAAGATACATTCAACAGATTTATAACTGTAAAATATGGATCATTGACAGATGCAAGGACTAAAATTAAATTTTTTAGATCTAATTATGCTACTGATGATTCAATGATATCTGTCACTGCTTTCAACGCTCTTTCTGCCGATCAAAAAAGATTCTGGGATCCTGTTGTTGGAATTAATAATTCTATTATTAGATATGAACGTAAAAAAGAAGATGTAGTGTTTGAAACAAATAAAATTATCCAAACTAATATTTCGTTAGTTGGAAATACCGTGTTTATTGAGGGGGAATATGTATACCAGCAAAGTGGAACTGTAACTGGTAG